CCCTACTGTTGTATTAAAACAACACTACCCTTGGAGTAGTTGACTAGACTGGTTTTGTTCTCGCATATCTTCTTCAAAGGCCTGAAGCTTCAAACGATTCAATTCACGCTTCATTGATTCAAGGTCGCCAATGTTTTCAGAAATCTTTTGTTCCAAACTGGCAATTCTAAGCTCAATTTCTTTAACTAACATTTTTTTCCTCATCCTTTAGCATACGATAAGTTGCCTTATCTTTGTGTTTTTTGCGAAACTGTTTGAGTGTTTCCATGTCTTGATTTTTTTTAAATTTTACTTTTTGATTCTTGTTAGTTTTTGTACCGCCGGAAATCATTATACTTACCTATGTTATTAGAGGATCCGATCCGCAAGATTATAGTTAATCAATTCTTCAGAGGTCAACCACGCATCACTTGGCCCAAGAAGTTTTGATTTTATAGTACGAGAATCCAGACCGGAAGCATCCCGTACTATTTCAAGCATTTTACCACTACTCAATTCATGCTCTTTTGCAGCTGCTTTTATATCGTGGTATTTACCTTCCGACGAATCTGAGAATTGATGGCACATGATACCAGCATTTTTTGATATGATCCTATGATTTTTGGCACCAGATATGAATATCAAAAATGCAGCAGAAAATATTGAACCTATAGCTACAGTTGAAACAGGATATTTGCTTGCATTCATTACATCAATAAGAGCAAATGCATCATACAAGGAACCACCAAAACTATTGATATATAGAGTTAAAATTTTCCCATCTTCTTCAATCATGTTTTCATAAGCTATCCATTGTATTGCTTTTTTTACATTTTCTTCATCAATATCACCAACTAAAAAATGTGTATGATTCTCTAAAAACTTTAATTGTATCTTATCTTCAGCAGGAAGAAAATCTTCCATTGGATATTTACTTTTCATAGTAAAGCGTCTCTCTCAGACAGAATTGGGTTTTTAATTGGCCACCAAATATTTAAATCTTTGCTATTCCAAGGCAATGTGAATTGCGTAGTAATATCATAATAAGCATCCAACTTATAACTGAATACTCCATAATCACTCATTACCAAATGAGCATTGCCAAATTTAGGAGGAACTAAGACCTGCAATCTATTTTTATCCGAAATAGTTAAAGAAATCCATTTACGATATTGCGAAGATTCTGGATCATTGTTAACAACAACAAAATAGAAACTTCCGTATAAACAAGATATAAGTTTGGTTGTATGACCATCACCGTGAATTCCTCTAATGACATGTTGCCTTGATGTGCTGACGCTATCTAGAACAAAGTTTGTTTTTATTCCAGATTCTTTATAAATTTTTTCATTATATGATTCTGTATTTGTGCCTCTATAATCTTCATGTACAACGGGCGGTGTAATTACCAATACACCATCTAATGCTGTTTTTTCTATCTTAATCATCAAATCATCCTATAATTGAAATACCAGGCCCTATAATCACAGAATTCTTTTTCCATGGAAAATTACCAGAGTATTTCTTTTCGTTAACTTTATTACCATTATCAAAAAACTCTTTATTAACTGATTTTGGATTTCCATCTAATCTATAACACAAGCTGTGTGTGTTTGTACATGCAAACTTTGGAAAATTTTGTTTTAGGTTTGCAAAAAACTGCCTATCTGCACCCCATTGGCCATACCATGCATGACCTATACGAATAGCAACATCACGCTTAACTGCAAATGATGAAGTGTCAATGTGAAATGATTTATCATCAAAATAAATTGGCCATTTACCTAAAGACTCACAGTTATCATCGCAAAGGTAATTGCCATCCTTATCATAAATTTTTCTTAAAGAATAAGCCCAATCGTTACCTTCTTTAATTTTGTTTACTAACTTTTCAACATGATTTGAATCATACCAATTATCTTCATCAAGATAACAAATAATATCAGCGTTAACAAGAAAGGAACAGGCAGCATAAACACGATGGCCATACCAGCCTTTTCCCACATTTTCTTCTAATGTAATAGTCTTAACATTTCCATATCCTTCAATCATAGAAGAAGTTGTTGGAAAATATTCCAGTCCATCAACAAAAACATAGTGGGTTATATTTTGATATGTTTGGTTGTTGACACTTGACAAACAATCTTTTAATTCTTTTTTACCAATTGTGGGAGTTACGACAGCTACTTTCATTATACACCAAGATGAGGATTTTTTTCTTGCCAATTTCTTAAAATTTCGGATGAAGAATTCATTTTATTTGAACCTCCAACTCCATACACAAATTCAACACCTAGAACTCCTGATTCTCTGTTGTTGAAACTATTTCTATCACCACCGTTTGCAAAAATTATTTCTTCATTAGGCCAAAAAACCTTTACTCGTTCCAATAAAGCAATAGCTGAATCATCATCATCATCAAATGACATAGTGAAATCAACATACTTAATACTTCCAATTATTAATGACCTTTCAGTCCAAGACATAAAAGCTTTGCCTTTTTTTCTTTCTAACCAAGAATCTGAATTTATGCCAACAATAAGTTTATCACCCAAAGCTTGTGCTGAACGGAAAAGTGCTATGTGTCCCGAATGTAACGGATCAAATCCACCTGAACAAACTACGATTTTCATACAGGAATATCAATATTAGGAAAAGATTCTTTTACAATCTTTGGTGTTAAATATTTAATGCCCAAATCTTTTTTGAACATCTTTACCATCAAATCGGCTTCATCTTTGTGCAAAGCTTCCAAAATAACAACAAGCAGCTGTTTTTGTTTTTTCTCTTTCAAATCGGACGATCTTTGTGGATGATCTTTAATAAATCGGTAAAGTTTTGGAATTTCAGTATCTAGGTATGCAAAGTTTAGCCCAGCGGGCTCAGTTGAAGGTCTATATGATGGAGGTTCAACATCAAACACATAATTGGGATTAAAAACTATTGTTAGAAAATCTTTGAATCTATGATCTGAATTTTTACGCAAGACCGCAATTCTTTCTTCTCTGGTTGTGGCTTTTTCAAACTCAGTAAAGATTTCTGAATATAGTAGGTTAGAACTCATCAATTGATCCAATTAAATTAGTTAGTCGGTTAGTTATCATATAATTCAAAAATTCTTGTCTCGTATGAACTTTAGTATTCGTATATGTATCTATAACACTTTCTTTTAAAGATTCGGGTATTTGTGTTAGGTCAATTAGCATTTCATTTCTTTTGAAATTTCTTAGCATGTCCTCATTACAAAACTCCTCAGCTGGTTGATTCAACCATTGAATGATCTTCACTTCAGTAATTGGTTTTTGCCTTACACCATCTACAAAAGTTTCGTCTTTGGATAGAATGTTTGGAATGCCATCACCCTTATCTCCACGAATAATCATCTGTTTCAATTGCAGAGTTGGAAATTGTTCCTTAATATGTTTTTTCATAATAGGAGAATATTGTTCAACATTTGGAAATCTCTGTAATTGAGCAAAATCTTTATCCGAAGATAAAATCATTATCTTATCAGTACCAGAGTATTTTGTTGCCAATACAGCAATAATGTCATCAGCTTCTGCTGTGTCAACATCAATAACCTTATATGGTGAATGAACTCTCAATTCTTCTTTGATTTTATGCAACACCTCAAAGATTGAAGTCCAATCATGGCCAGAAGATTCTCGAGCTTTACGGCGATGAGCTTTATAGTAGGGAAAAATATCACGGCGCCAATATTTTTTATTGTCGCAAGCAATGACAACTTCCGGGCCATGTGATTCTTTAAACTTCTTCACATAGGTGCGAATTGTATTTAAAATCATATGACGAACTAAATTCTCATCAACGGCTGTCTTTGATGATCCAATTTGTTCCATCAAATTTGAAATTGCCACTTGGTTATAATCAAACAGTATCATAATGATCCATAATTTATTTTATCACTTTCAATAATATTGTATCACGATTTAAACGACCATTAAGGCAAGATTCTTTCGCTTTTACCGAATCAATAACATTACGCAAGAACACCTTAGATCCTTTTATGATTTCAGGCAATATTACTTCTGGTTTTCTTAGTGTTTTTTGTACCGATTTTGTTTCAGAATAATTTAACATACTTGTACCTTTAATGCTAAAACCTTCAGCATCCAAAGCATGATATACACCTAGTTTCCTAGTTTTAACATTAAACACCCAAAGCTGTGTTGCACCAATTATGGTTTTTGGTAATTCAGATTTCAATTTAAATTCATCATTAGATTCACAATATAAAACTTTTGATGTTAATTGATCAATTGATTTTACCTTGCGCTTGCGAGGTTTTCTAGAATTTTTAGATTCGCCTGAGATTTTATTACAATCTAAAATAATCAAATCACAAAATGCCACAAGTTTCTTTAATTGTGTTTTTGTGAAGTTTGAATAACCTTCTTTTAAATCAGTATCCTTTGAATCTATCGGTTCTGCAAATTCTTGCCTGCGGTGTTTAAATACTTCAGATATTTTCAAAGCATGAGCACCTTTAATTCTACTGTGCATCAGGCCATAGGGTGATTGAAACTTAACAAAACCACTTAAAATGTAATCATCAATTGAACCCTCTAGTTCTCCAACAATTTCAGAAACTTTTTCTGCAATACGATCCTGTATTGATATTACATTAGTAACAATTGGAACATCTTTGACCAATACAACAACTTCATTTTCCATTTCACTCATAAAAGCTTGAAATGTATCTTCATGTTTTTTTGTAAAAATAGCACCAACAGTTTTTAATCTACAGAGAAAACCAAATGTTGGTTTTTGTTTATTAATAACTGATAAATCTATTTTAATTTTTTGTCTTTTAAAATATTCATTTGTATACTTAATAGCTGTTTTATTGTCTCTATTTTGAGAATACCAATTCAGAGCTTGAGCCATTTCAACATTTGAAATTTCTTTACCTTTGAAGTTTGGTTCTCCACCGGTAAGTTTGACCTCAATTTCTTCAAGCGTTTTTCGTTGCCTTGCCATTTAATAATTCCTCAAATGTATATTTACCATATGAATCAATAAACATTATACCATCAGTCGTTTCTTTCAAGGTATTACTTATGCACTTTGAGGCCTCTAAAGCGTCCCTGGCATTTTCCATGACCAAACATTTACCAAACATTTCATCTAAAACATTCGTGTTAATTTCATAATTCATTGTATCATCATTAAAGTTACCAAATAGGTAATCTTTTTTATTTGAATAGGCAACACGGTAACCCTCCAAAGTTTTCAGTATGTAAACACCACACATTATCTTTCCAAGATTACATAATCACCAAAATACTTATCAAAGATAGCCACCAAATGCTCATAATCGCCAGCCATCATTTCCTCACGGATTTGGGTTGCATCCAAATTCAATTGGCGGGCAAATCGTGTGGCATAACCCATTAAAGCATACGCATTGCCATCAGGGCCGGTTAAGTCAATAACCTTTTCATAAACATCTTTTTTATCACGAATCATCAATAATACTCCTTATTTTCAATAGCCTATTATATCACAAAAAAGTTTAATACACAAGACATATTTGAATTAGTGTTGTTTTTATACAACACCTGTTTATACTAGATAAAACCATCCTACTATAAATAGGTAGTAAAGTCAAGGTCTATTTTCGTTAAAAAATAAGAGGTAAAAATGGATTTTTTTAAATTAGTAGCGGAAGTGGGTTTCCCCATTGCAGCGGCTTGTGCCGGTGGTTACTTTATATTTCTCACACTAAAATTTATTCTTGCTGGCGTCATGAGTTCGGTTCAAGGATTATCTGGTATTATTACATCTTTGGATAATCGTGTAAAAACCATGAACCATGATGTTATCAGAATTGACACCGTTGTATCAAATGCTTTAGGACTAAAACCTGATGTAAATAGGATTTCCCGAGCAGACGGTAAAAACGATGCCCGGAGAGATTGATGGATTTGGTAGAAATGATTAACAAATACGGTTTCCCAATTGTCGCAGCTGGCGGCATGGGTTACATGATATTTTTTGTATGGACTTGGGCAACTAAAGAAGTTAAGCCTGTATTAAAAGAAGCTAATACAGTATTGATTGCTTTGATTGACCGAATTCGTATGATGGATAACGATTTGATTAGGTTGAATCAAAAGGTTGATGTAGTGTTACATCTTCGTGGAAAAACAATTGACCATGAACGAGTTAAAGCAGAAGAAAAAATCAATGAAATTAAAAATGATTAATTATTTGGATGTGGCACGGAATGTTCCGTCCCAATCGGATGGCATTCCTTCTCTCATTCTTTCTTCCATATTTTCATAATAATGTACTAACTCCGGTGTCATCTCTTTTAGTTTTGACATAAGAGTTAATGCTTTATTCCATTGGCCACGATAGTAGTAATCAAGGAAGTTATCGTGCATTTGATTGCCTTTTGCTAAGGTGAATATCTTAACACCTTCTTTTTTACCTTTTACAGCAATACAATCCAACTCAACAACATCATACTCATCTTTGACCTGTTCTGCTGTCAATGCACCAAGAACAATCTTCACGCCATATGGTTTACTTTGACCTTCTAAACGACTAGCTAGATTAACAGAATCCCCAAGACAAGTGTAATCAAAACGCTGAGAACTCCCCATATTGCCAACGACAACAGTGCCAGTGTTAATGCCAAGGCCCATACCGAAAGCAGGAATACCTTCTCTAGTAATTTCATTGTTAAATTCTTCTAAACTTTCCATCATTTCTAATGCGGTTTTAACTGCCATTTTAGCGTGATTTGGTTCATCTAATGGTGCATTCCAAAATGCCATTTGTGCATCACCAATATACTTATCAAGCGTGCCATTATTTTCTATGATCTTAGCAGTCATAGCTGTCATATACCGATTCATAATCTTGGTTAGACCTTGTACATCAGCGCCATAATGTTCCGATATTGTGGTAAATCCACGAACATCGGTAAACATAATGGACAATTCTCTACTCTCACCACCTAATTGTAATAACTCTGGATTCTTTTGCAGCTTCTCAACCATTGCAGGGCTAAGATAAGTGCCAAACTGTTTTTTGATTTGTTGCTTCTGTAAAAACTCACTTATAAACTTAATGCCATAAGCATGAAGGATAACAAGAACAAGAGTAACCACAGGCATTGTGATATCCACGAGGTAGTTGTATCCATTGAATAGGTAATAAGACCCACCAATGCTACCCAAAACAATAAGTATGGCAGAAAAAATGCCAGCATAAACATACCTCGCTAAAAATAATAGTATTACGGATAATAATACCAAAGATAAAATCTCAGCACCATCCGCCCAATCTGGCCTTTGAATGTTTGTGCCACTAACTAATGTATCTAGTACCGCAGCTTGAAGATAATGTGGATAGACTGATCCTGTAGCTGTTGCAATAGGATTGTTGAGACCTTTGGCTGTGAGTCCAACAATGACGATTGCGCCATTGAAGTCTTTTGGTAAATTTGATGCTGAGTGCTCAATAGGTTTGGAGCTCCAATCAACCCAAATTCTACCAACTTGGTCTGTTGTGATTTTTCCAAATTTTGGAATTCTGACAGCTTCAATTCCCGATTCTGTGACTCTAACTTGGAAACTAGGATCTTCGGATGCAACTCTAAGGGTTTCAAGACTAATGCTTGGATATAACAAGCCTGCTGACTGTATAACCATTGGCACCCTTCTGGTAATGCCATCAATTTCTGGTAAGGTGTTAACAACACCAATACCAGCAGCACTTTCGTTAAATGGTTTAATATTTGGTTGAATACTTTCATATTTGATACCCACATCTCCTGTGCCAATCACCGATACACCTGGCCTAAATGCAGGATAGTTATTTGTTAGTTTTTCGTTAACCGCTGTTTGTGGTAATACAACAGGAAATTCTTTTAATGTTTTCTCTAACTTAGAATCATGGCCAAAACGATCAGGCTCAGGCATATAGATGTTAAAGACAACCAACCCAGCACCACGAGAATACAAATCAGAAACCAATTTGGAATACTCATCTCTTGGGAATGGGAACTGACCTTTGTGCCGAATAGTTTTGTCATCTATATTTACAACCTGTATCAGCTTAGATACGGAAGTTTCCTTTGAAGTTATTAGTTGATCAAAATATCTTAGTCTAACACTTTCAACAAAACTTCCATCATTAACACGGACAAGTAAACATAACAACAAAGTTAAAATTGCTGTCCATGGACTAAGTAGTTTTTTCATTTTTGAATTATTGTAATTGTCGTGGTTCCACCACTATTGATTTTTTGATATACTGGTGAACCATCTTGTGATATATTCAATTGTAAATTGGCTTCTTGACTCACGGAAATTTGAGCTATGTGAGTACCAATTTTATATAGAGTTAATTTTCCAGTATCATCTACACCATATTTTAAACCACTACCTTCACTATATCCCGGAAGCATTGTGCTTTGTGCAAGTATAGATTCTTGTGATTGTGCTAATGCTTTTGTGCTATCATCTAGTAAATTAGTCAGAAGATTACCATCAAGAAAATTAATGTCTAATGCATTAAATTTAGCCAATTCATTTGTATCTAACGCATTATATTTTAAAAAGTCTTTATTCAGAAAATTTATATCCAATGCGGTTTCTGTTGCCGTTTCACTTTTAGTTTTATCTTCCTTAACTTCTTTTGGTGGCGCAATAATTAAAAGGTTATTAATATTAGCTTGATCAATCGTAACAATGACCGGAGCTGATGGTGCAGAATTTAAAGAAGATACTAATGTTGTTTGATATGCTGTATCCATAAAAACAGTACCGGCATCATTTGATACTTGAATTGCACCAGTCACACAACCTTTATTATCACAAGAAGGCAATAACATTATCAAGCTTCTGCCTAACTCATCTACAGTCATGGAAAAGTCAGTACCCCTAACTGCAACCGTGGCAGTAGGGGTCTTAACATTTACTTGTTGTGGGTCATTTTTGGCAATTTGACCACTTGCATATCTAGCTGTACCCAAAACAACTTTCATAGCAAGCTTGCCAGAACCTTTTTTCGGATCATATACGAAATCATCAATCACCAATTTGGATTGCTCGGTGATATTAACAGTCGTAGCATCTTCAAAAACTAATTTAGCTTTTGATTTAGCTGTTATGATAGTATCATTCATTTGTACAGCTGAATTTACCGCACTTGAAATTGACTTCTTATCTCTAATAATTTCAGTTGGACCGGTTTGTTCTGAAACCTTTCCTATAGCAGCAAAACTAGTTTGACTGGTTAACAGAAATGTTGTTACTATTACCTGTAGAATTAATAGTAACGGTCTTTGCAGTAGTTCCACTTTGAGTCACTCCGATTGTGTTAGTATCACCAGTAGCAGTAACATTCACGGTTGAAGCACCAGCATTGGTACTTGTATGAGTGATTGTGTTTGTGCTACCAACAACATTAATTTCGCTGTAATGATTCGCACCTGTACCCAAATTTTGAGTAATGATGTTAGAATCTCCAGTAACAACTTGTTTAATTGTTGAACCAGAACAAGAAGCTGATCCTAGTGTTCCACAATTAATTGTTTGTATATTATTATCTCCTGTTGTATTAACAAGAACTTCAGCCGCTGCACCGTTTACAACCATGGTCAATTCATTACCAATGCCAATTTGGCTAATATCTACTACATTGGATCCGCTACCAATGAAAACTGGTGTTGCAGAATCTCCAACTTTGTTACCTGTACCGTCTTGTATGATGGTAACTGTTGATGCGTCACCTACTTGGTCTATATAAACTTCATTTGAATGCACATTTGTCAAACCAAGCACCGCCATAATAAAGACGATAGCTTTTAGTTTCATTTTATTTCCTTTTTTGTTATTTTAAAAATCTCCACAATCCATTTTTTTCACCTTCTATAATCATTTCATAAACTGCTTGTTCTATGGCAACTCTAACAGCATATGTGGTTGCTTCATTTGCCGCACTTCCTAACTCCAATTCTAATGATGTTGTTCCTGTATCTAAAAATTGTAAAACACCTAAACTATACGCCGTACTGTAAATAGTTTTTGATACAGAATTTGTTAAAAGTATTTCACCTGAAGTAACACTTATTAATCTTAAAGATACAACTATTTCATCAACTCTATATTGTTGATTTCCTCCAATTCCAAAGTACCTAGCTCCAGCGCCACCACTTCTTATATTAGTATCATAACCAATAATTCCACCTTCAATCATAATTCCAGCAATGGTCAAAGGTTTTAGTGGTTTAGCTTCTTTGCCTTCATACACCTCTCTTTGATTTCTAATCAGCTGTCTTTCTTTAATTAGATTATCTAATCCAACTCTTTCAACAACCTTAAACCAATTCTTAGAATCTTTTAAAGCTTTTATCAAAAATGTTTCTGCACCTTGAGTAACTGCTTTACTGAATAGCGCCAATTTCTCATTAGGTTTATTCTGGCCTGTCTTATCAACAAAACCATAAACAGCAATCGTCATTGGCGGTCCATCCAACAAAGGCAACTTATCAGCCAATGATTTCTTTGGTTCAATTTTAACTGGCTCTTGTTGCATCATTTCTAACTGTGTACTAGCACATCCAGATAATAACGCAAGAAGAATGACAAAAAGGTATTTCATCTAAAATGCAAACCCTGAAATTGGAACTGTAATATCTGTCCGATTACCATTTGTTTCCAGTATCGTCAGCGTCACATCACTTCCTGTTTTCACCCAAGAGATTGTAGTCCCTTGAAAATCCATTGTTCCATTGGACTTACCACCTTCTGCGAACATCTGGTCGGCTAGTTGTTTTGATAGTTGTGCGTAAATCCTTGATTCTACATTGACCAAGAATTTAGCTATATTGGTGTTTTTAGCGTCACGCTCGGCTTTGTCTTTGATAGCCTGTGCTTCATCTTTAAGTTTTTGTTTGCGCTGAGTCTCTAATTGGTCTATTGTGAGGACATGCGAAGAATAGCCCATACCATTAAAGGCTGGGCTATTAAATTGATGAATTAATTCGCTGGCAAATGCGGGCTGAGCCGCTAAGAATATAAAATAACAAAGGACACTATTGAATTTAGTATGTATCCCCATAACACATATTTATGCATATTGAGATACATAAATGCATTTTTGGTACTCCCGACTGGACTTGAACCAGTGACCAAAGGTTTATGAGACCTCTGCTCTGACCAACTGAGCTACAGGAGTTTGGAGCGAGATATCGGAATCGGACCGATGACACCTACTTGGAAGGAAGGAGTTTTACCACTAAACTAATCTCGCATTAAATCATTGGTCTCCATGCAAGGATTTGAACCTTGACTACCTGGTCCCAAACCAGGTGCGCTACCAGATTACGCTACACGGAGAAAAACTTGGTGCCCTGTGACGGAATTGAACCGCCGATCCCCTCATTACAAGTGAGGTGCATTACCACTCTGCTAACAGGGCAAAACTGGCTGGCTAGGTTGGGCACGATCCAACGACCTGATGATTAACAGTCATCTGCTCTACCAACTGAGCTACTAGCCAAAACTTGGTACTCGGTAGGGGAATTGAACCCCTCTTCCCGCCGTGAAAGGGCGGTGTCCTAAACCGATAGACGAACCGAGCATTAAATAATTTTTTCTAAAACAAAATCAGAAACTTTATAATATTCTTCAAAAACTAAATCATTTACATTCCAAATAATTATCACCACACCTAAATCAGAGACCCAACATCCAACATGTTTTTGATTGTCAATTTCTGCTATGGCTAAACTGAGTTTTGTGTTAGGACTATATGGACATTGTGCTTCAACTAAAGTAATTATAACACCATTTGGATCTTCTGTAACATAAACATCAATTGCATTCACATTAACACAAAAAAACAATAATATAAAAGTAATTAGTTTCTTCATGCCAATTCCTTTTAAATTGGTCTGCCGTGCAGGAATTGAACCCACATTCTAGAGGTAGAAGCTCTATGTATTATCCATTATACTAACAGCAGAATTCTAAAGTGGAAGTGCGAGTCAGATTTGAACTGACGATTTTACGGACTTGCAAACCGTTGCCTTTGACCACTCAGCCATCGCACTATTGATTTCCGTTGTGAAAACCTACCTTACCACCTTGTGCTTCAATTCTTTTAATTACATCTTCAAAAAGAATCGGTGCAAAATCTGTTTGTTCTACGCATACACAATGATATCGTGGATCAATCTCTGTTTCGCTGTAGATAATTTCTCCAGTCGGATAATTAATACCTTTAGCCTTCATAACACGGTTCGTATGGAGGTGCCCATGAATGTTTACACCAAATCTTCCCAGGTTACTTGGGTGAAGTGGAATATGTGAAAGAATCATTCCGTTCAGCACATGATAAGCACGAAGCTCTCTGAAATGTTCACGGTATTCATCATCTTTAAAAATATCATGGTTACCACGAATCAATACTTTGTCACCATTAAGCCTACGCATAATACCAAGATTCTTGCGTTTCATCACTACATCACCAAGATGATATACTTTGTCATTCTTTCCTACTCTTTCGTTCCAGAGTTTGACCATCGCTTCATCCATTTCATCAGGATCAGTCCATGGTCTAATCTTCACTCCGGTATCACCGTGTGTAAAACGACATACACCAGCATGGCCAAAGTGTGTGTCACTAACAAGAAATACAGCTGGCACAATTCTTCTCCTTATGTTATAATGGCGGGTAGTTAGAGAGTTGAACTCTAAAGGCGCTACAAACGCTCGTCGGTTTTCAAGACCGGTTCCGTCACCAATCGGATTGACTACCCTTATTGAAATACACTCCTGATTATACCCGATAAGATATAATGTTGGCTAGCCTACCTGAAGTGTATTTCAATAAAAGTATTCCACTTTACTCTTATCTACTGCGAACAATTGCACCATTTGGGTGGAGATATGAAAGAACACCATCCTCATCTTTAAAAGAAACATGATCCGAGAAATACTGTTTTTTCCTGAAATGTGCAATCTGCTCTTCAGTATATTCGCTAATATCAATTTTCATTTCACCTAAGTGCTCTTGCCAATTATCATCAGATTCTTTGGCTATCTCAAATGCTTCAGTTTGATTCTCAGCTTCAACCACATGAATCATGCGAAACATACCAAGTGTTTCTACGATATACTTATACTTCATAATTCATCAACCTTTAGAATTTTTAAAAATAAAAGAAGAAAATAAAAATAAAATAACAATTGCAGCCCAAGTTTCAAACGAATATGGAATTGCTAACACAGGAAACAAAATATTCAGAGACCATACGACTAAAACCGGGCCAAATATCAGCATAGTTGCTATCATCAGCATAGCTGTAGCTGCGGCACTAACTAAAAATACTTTATTTTTGATATTTTCAATCATTTTTCAGTTCCTAGTGAAAATTCAACTCCGGTTAGTGAATCCCAGCGAAAACTTCGCCAACCTTTTGCATCAAGGTCATACACTGGTTGTGCTTCCGCTGAATATTTGCGTGTTTCTGTGTTTTCCGATGAATTTTTCACTTGAGGAATAATATTTTCACTCAAAGTAGCATTCATAACTCGCTGTTCACCATTTTTTTTAGTAAAAGTCAGAGTTACCGGACGTTCTTTGAGTAAAACCTTTAGCCATTGACGATTTTTTTCATCGGAAAAATTATTTTCTGCTTCAACTTTCATTTTTTTTGTTCCTTTCTAATAAATTTGACATTTTCTTTAGTTTTTTTCAAATATTTTTCAAACCATTTGTATGAATTTTCTGTTTTTTTCACAAAACATCCATAAACATGAGTACCAATGAGTGTTTTTACATATTCTTCAGGATCAATGAAGATAGCTTCAAATGTGGCATCAATTTCAGGCAAAGAATCTTCTGATTCCTTGAAAAAAACGACATGGTACATATCACCAATTGACGATCCATCAATTTTTTTGCCTTTTACGAAGTTTTTAGGAAAATTAAAGTATGATAATTTTAAGGAGTATTCTTCTTCACCATCATCGCCTGGTAGTATATAAAAACCATCGCTGCTTTCTTCAGTCATGTGCTACTCTCAACCTTTTTCGGCTATAAACCTTTTTTGACACAGCTACTCGCATACGATACTTTGGCGTTCGTAAGTCTTTGGCAATTAGATTTCTTTTCTTCATTTGCAGTCCATATAAAGAATGTAAAGGGTAAAATAATTACAAAAAGTATCATTAGCAACCAAATGAATTTCATTAATGTTAAACCGGTTTAGGTGGGTCTGATCTTTCATTCCAAATTTTCTCACACTCTTGTTTTGTATAGTCACCATATCTTTGGCAATCAGATAAAAACAATGGCTTATTCCTATCTATTTCGGCTTGTACTCTTTCATCTTCAATTTCAACCGGAGTCTTTAGTGTTGTAGCTGCAACGGCCGCATTTGCTTCTGCGATAGCTTCATTCTTCACTCCAACAACAGGCATGGCTAATATATAAACGCAGAAAATAATACCTGCACCAATAACGACATACTTCCAAATAAACCCAAGTATAAAAACACAGATAACAGCAAATACGACATACTGAAGAATACTTGGTGTGATGCCTATAGAAGCTAAATTATCAAATAAGTTCATATCAGTAAGGTTCGCAATGTACATTAACAGGGACTAGAACACGACCACCAGAGTTAACCTTCTGAGCTGTATACTCAACATTAGGTCGTAGACGAGCACGAATACACTCACGAGCAGCCTGCACAACTTCATTTCGGTGCATAGCCTCGGGACCAGAATATCCAGAGAGTTTGTACACCGGTGCTGAAGAACATCCTGCCAATAATAGTGTTGCGCCACACACCAAAATTTTTACTTTCATTTTTAACTCCAACTCATAATAATACAGTAAATAACAAATGCTAATAATGCTGCATGAACAACACCCATTGCTAAGATAACAGTAACATCTTTTGCAAATCTCATTGGTACAATTTTCATCATTTTGTTTTATCCAAAATTTCTTCGTATCCAGACCATGATGGGTGAATACCATCTGGTTGCAGCTTTGTAATGGGAATCACAGTATCACCATAGTAAGAAGCAATTTCTTTAACGATGCTCTGTATTTTCTCAATTGGCACATTACTTGCTTTTAGATTTCCAGCGGGTAGAATCCAAAACACAAGCCTTGCACCAACACGCTGTCGCATCTCAAATAATTCATCATAGGTTTTAACATGCTGATGGTCATTTGAACCAAGGCTGATAATAACACTATCAGCATAAAATGAACCTGGAAACATTTTATTAAACTGCCATGTATTGATACCACCTTTTGCTTGCATATGGCAAGCGGGGGCGAATTGTTTGGTACCAACTGCGATACTATCACCAATAATTAGACACTCTAGCATACTACCTCCAAGTCCTATGGGATTCTGCAATCCATTCATTACCATCATATTCGTCAATTTGCCATTCCACATCATCGGGAATTTCCACGATTTTTAAATCAGCACAGACACCGTTTGCAGCATCTCCTAATTCCTCAACAACCAGAATCAAAACCGCATCATCACGAGGAATATCACGGTCATAAAAACCAGCATTAGGCCATTCCATACCTTTCAATTCCAAGTAACGAGCAATTCCCGCTTCCGACAAACTAAAACCACCATAACAATTATTAATTACAACTTTCATTTCTACACCTAAAAAGTATTAAGACTAGGTTCTAATTCAACAATCAACTCACGCTCACGCTGATGAGCAGGTTTTCTTCCACGAATCACTTCCAAAACTTC